TGCATCTGTTTCATCAAAATCAAAATCAGAAAAACATTCTACATATCTTTTAGTTGCACCATTAATTGTTCTTTTAACAATCACCCATAATTCATCTTCAGTAAGAACTCCTGATATAGATGCTGCACTTTCACAAACTGCATCACCTGATCCAAAAGATCCACCGAATATATGTCTATGCCAGGCAACAACATTTTCAGATCTTTGATAAGTTAAACCAGCTAATACTCCGTCATTTCTAACACACCAAATAATACTATCTGGCTCTTGTTGAAATATCATTTCGTTTATTCCAGTCTTTGTAACTGTATCATTTAAGATTGTTAGATCTGGAGCTACATAACCATCACTATCAAAGTTATAAGCTAATTCTCTAATTTTTCTTTTTGCTTTTTGTAAAAACAAAACTGCATTACCAGCTGGAATAGCATCGACACCAGCTGATCCAAAAGAACTTTGTCTTTTAATCGTTACATTTGTTGGTGTGATACTTGCATCTGTTCCATCCGCAGAAACTGTAAATTCACCTCCAGATGTGCCTACAATTAAAGTTCTTACTGCTTTTAAATATTGAATAGCATTAACCTGGTTTGATGCGATAGTATAAATCATAGCATCATCAGCATTAGTTCCTGTTGTAAAGTTTTCATAATCACCAGCTTTAGAAAACCATAAAGTCTGAGGATTATTATTTGTATTTGCAAAAACTAATCTTTGTTCAAAGAATGAAACACAGCTAGGTCTATTGTTAGCACCAGAAATCGGTAGAGAAGGAGATCCAGTAAATGAAACAGTTGCTAATGTCCAAGATGTATGTCCTGTTCGAGAAAGTTTTCTGACATCATGATTAGGATGCGTTAGGTACATCACGTCAGCAGACTGTGCAAATTTTATATCAAATAATTCTGCTTCTAAATATGGAGAAGCAATTTCATAAGCAGCAGCTGGAGATCCAGAAACTATCTGTCCTTTGTCTTTAAAAAATCTAATGTACTGATCGCCAAATTCTAAAATATAAGTTTGTGTTGTAGAAAATTCAAAAGGTATTAATCTTGTTTTCTTTGTACTATCTTTAACTTCAGCAATAAATTGTGTTCCAACTCTTCTTGTTGCAGCACCTTGAGGATGAACTAAAAAGTTCTCCATTGTTTTTACACCAGAAGAATATTTATCAAAATCAGTTCTACCATCCATCTTGGCAGAAAGTTCACCTGATACAAAAGATGTTAAAGCTAATGTTGTTCTTGGCATATCTTTTTATAAATTTGTTGCTGAGTTAAACCTTGTTCATCTTTTTTACATTTAGTCCTAGGATCAATTTCGCTTTCCTCAATAACTTCTACTAAAGCATATCGATAAACTTTTGTGTCGTCATATCCCCATTGAAAATGTAATAGAACTCTTGGCTCTTTATATTTTTTTATTAAACCAGGATCAAAAGCTGCTGTGGTCATCTATAATCTTGCGTCTGTAAATTCGTTGCTCTCTATTGTTCCTAATGAGTTTTCAGTTGCGTCTATAAATCTAGCTTCTCTTAATCTTTCATCAGCTCTTTCCATATAATTTTTAGCAAGAGTAGCATTGTTAGTTATTGCATAAGCAATATCTGCTGCTAATTGATGTGAGATGCTTTCTTGTAAATAAGTATCGTATTCGTTTGGATCTGTTATTAAAGCTACATAAACTAAATAAACAGTTCCTTCGTTTGTTTTTATTTTTCGACCTTCAACAGCATAATCTATATCACTCTCAATACTGTCTGTTGCTCCAGTATGAATTTTTAAAACTCGTAAGCAATCAGCTGGTAAAGTATATTGATTAGAATATTCAACAACTGGAGCATCACTATCAGCTGCAAGCTGAACTCTTTTAGTTAAACAATTCCAGGCATGAGATCTAAAAACTCTATTTCTTACTGGCTCATATCTTTGGTTACAAAGTCTAGCATTCTTACTATCATCAGTTAATGCTGAGATAGTTGAAGCTCCTAAAAGATTTAATCCTGAATTACAAATATCAACTACTGATGCCATTTTTTTCCTCGCATTTAAAAGTTATTAAAAGTTTATCTTGATTGACCTTATCTGGTCCTAATTCCATAACTGAATTATAACCTCTGATGTAAGCATCACTTAAGCAGTCATAATAAGTTGGATATTCAATAGGTACATGTTTTTGAGCTATTAAAGTCGATGCTCCATTATTTATTGAATACATATATAAAATTAAAAAATATTTCATAGATTGTTGCCTGGCGGAATATTTCATCCGCCAAACAAATTATTGATTACTCAACTGTGTAGAACACAGCAGACTTGATAGTGCCGTTTATCGCAGCACTTCCAGTTGTAAGTAATATGTCAGTTTCAGCAGTTTGCTCATAACCAACTCCATCAATCGCACCTTCTTGGCTCATAGACATTTGACCAGCAGAAGAAACAGATGTTGCCGCAATGTATCTTGCAGCATTTCCGCTATCTCCAACTGAAATAGTTGCAGAACCTAAAGCATCAAAGTGAACAACAATGTCATACACTTTTGCACCTTTCGGTAATCTTGCAACTGATATGTCAGAACCAGATGCTAATGAAGAAGCTTCATAAGTATCGTACTGAACTCTTAATTTACCAGACCATTCTCCGCTATCCGCATTAACAACAGGATCAGCTGTGATGTTGGTAAAATTTACTCCTTTTACACTCGCCATAACTATTTCCTCCTATTACGCTTCGTGAGCTTCGATTGTGACTACTTTTTCATCTTCAAGTCTAGTTGCACCCATCGTCATGCAAACATATACCTGAGTAGCATAGCCTTTGTCTGATCTTTCATCTATTCTTGTCATCACATCCTTGCCTAATGCAAGTTTGATGGCATCGTTAGTGAAAACCAAACATTTTCTTTTGCTAGATGCTAAAGCTAGTCTGTTTGATACTATAAAGTTAAAACCAAGAAATTGATTAATTTCTCCGTTGGCTAAACTTTTCACAGTATTAAAATCGCTTGAAGTTACTTCAGTCGTTCCTAATAGGTCTGTGATTTGTTTTGGACCAACAACAATCGTTCTTGGAATTGATGGATCTACTGATGCACTATCTAAAATCTCTTTTGCAGATCTTAGTTTAGCGATTGTCAATCCATTAGAACCGCTTTCAGTTATTGCTTGACCGCCAGGAAGAGCAATAGTTGTAGAACCAGTCTCTCCTCCAAAAGCATTTCCTGAAACAGCACTTATGATCTCGTCATCCATAGATCTTCCCATTGCATAAGCAGCGGCAAGAGCATATTGAGATGTCGGATCGATCAATGTTCTAACTCTGTCTTGCTGATCAATTAAATCAGCCCATTCAAAGTCGGACATTGAAACACGTCTCCTACTGTGAGGAGTATCGATCTGAGGTGTGTCCGAATGACGACTTACTCGTCTTTGAGCACTTACTTGCCCAATTCTTTCAAAGTAAGCGTGCTTTCCAGTCACAGTCTCAACATCAACAACTCCACGCAAAAGAGAACCTTTTTGTTGTGAAAGCATTTGCACATTGTTTGAATACTGCTGTACAAAAGCTTCGGTTATTTGATTAGACATATTCTAATCCTCCTTATTGTTTATTATTGATTGATCGAATTGATTTTCCGATTACTCGGATCTTTTCTTTGGCTTTATAGTCTCCAATTAGACTTTTTTCTTAGCGGTCTTTTCAGATTGTCGCTTAGAATTTTTTTTAGTTGCCCAGTCAAAATATGTCTGAGCTTTTGGTAGAGGATCTCTTCGATCAAACTCTGGACCAAATTCAGTAGCCAATCTTAAACATTCAAGTCTAATCTCAACTTCTGATAATTCACCTTGAGGCTCAAACTTATCGTTAGCCATTGTTTAGCATCTCTCTAAGTTTTAAAACCTCTGTAACAGATTTATCATGATTAACATGAGACTTATCCCAATAAGCAGATCCTTCTTGAGTAAGTTCAGTAATCTCTTTTTCTATATCTTTAGCTGTCATATATGACGATCCATCACCTTGAATAATTGGATCTTCAGATAATTTATCTGCTAAATTAGAAAAAGCTTTTATGACTGTTAAGTTATCTCCTAATCTTGAACCATCTTTAAGATAAGTATTTTCTAAAAAATCTTCTCCTAAAGAATTAACTGCAAGTCTTTTAGCTTGATCAAGTCTCTTATTATATTGTGGTCCAAACTCTTTTTTAAGTTCAGCCTCAACATTCATTTGAGATTGAGCAGCTGCTTCTTCTTGAGATGCTGCATTATTAACATTCATCTCATTATAGAACTTAATAAGACCTTCAGCTTGTTTAGGAAGTAATCCTAGTCTGTGTGCTGTTTTATTAAATTCTTGTACTGATTGTTGATCCACTTCTTCGTCTTTGAAATTATATTTATAATCTTCTGGCGAATTAGGTGCACCCAATTTTTTAAAAACTTCATTCCAATCCTCTTCGGTTGCATGTTTATTTGGAACAGGAATTTTATCTGCTCCAACGAGTTTTTGAGCATGGAGATAACTTTTCACGAAATCTTCCATGTTGTTAAAATTATTTAGAGATTTTTCCTCTCTAAAGTTTTCAGGAATTAAATCTTTGAAATTTACTTCCTTTGGTTGTTCTGTCTGTGTTAAGACAGTTTCTTGCTGAGGTGTTGCCTCAGTATTCTGAACAACATTCTCAGTTTGCTCAGATTGCACCTCTGGTGCAGTTGTCTGATTTTCCATTATTTTTACCTATTGGTTATTTTTTTTTAATCATTGCTTTGATGAACAAAAGAATTGATCTCTGTCCTTCAAAGAATGCAGTTTCATGACTATTTTCTTTTGAGAAAGTTGTCGTTCTTTCATGACATCTTATTGAGATGTCCTCTAAAACTCTTTGACCTTCTTCAGATCCAAAAACTATTTTGTAATCTTCTTGAAGTCTTTTTATTTTTTTTTCGATTTCTTTATTCTGATCCATCTTGAACTACCTTAGCCAACGGAGCTGCGTTCTTTGCCATTTGGCTTTCTGTTAATTGTTGTTGCATCTCCATTTGTTGTTGTTGCTGTGCAGCTCTTTCCTCTCTTATTTGTTGGACTTGAGCATCAGATTTAATCATCTTTGCTGGAAGTCCTAAAATATCTATGATCTGTTTTATAAAACCATTTTCATCGATGTAATCCATAACTGGCATTGATTGACCTAGAGATCCAAAAATCTCTAAACCTCTCATGATCGATTGTAGCTCTTGACTTCTTTGAGCTAATGCCATCGGTGAAACATATTCAATATTTAATTCTTGTGAATTTAAAATATCTGGTGCTGCTCTAAATAATCCTTTACGCAGCATGATATTAAATATTCTAATTATTAATGGAGACAACAATTCAGATTGTAATCTACCCAAGACAGGTCCTAGTATTCTCATCTTTTCTTCCTGTCTTTGTAAAACTTCAGTCGCTGTCATGTTTCTGTTTTCAGATATAACTAACTGATCTACATGAAACATTTTAACAATCGCATCTCTTCTTTGATTTTCTGAATTTAAAGTAGTTGCGTTGTTTGCATTAATATTTAATGGCTCAATTCTATCTCTTGATCCTGATCTATAATAATTAATCGATCCAGGAGACATTCTTATTGGAGCTAGCATTCCGTCATCTGGGATTAATAGAGGCGGATCAATCTGCTTAGCAGCAGCTTTCAAACTATTCTCCACCATCTTATTTAAAACTTTAACATCAGGTAAAGCATTCATTCCTGGAGATCTGCCATACTGTTCAGTTGACGCTTTTAAATATCTTGGAATGACATAAGGATTTTCTTTAAATCCACCTACTGAAATAATATGTCCACCTTCATATTCCATATAGATAGATTGAAATGGCATATTGTTTTTGTCTTGTTTGCCTGGATCAAAATCATATCTAGGTCTAACAACATGAACTAACTCAACATCATCAAATGGATTTTTTCTAACTTTATTTACAATCTCTTTTGAAACTTTATCAATACCAAATTTATCAGCAGCAGCTCCAGCTGGCATTTTAAATCTTCTGTATAATGTATCAGCAAAACCTTTTTTATTTTCCTGGATATAAATTTCTTTAATGTGTCTAGCAGAGAAGAGTAGGACATCGTCTTGATCTTCTTCAATCATTAAGCAAGCTGTACCGAATGCAATCAAATCATGATAACATTCAAAGATCTCTTGCTGAAAATTAGATTTAGATATTGCATCATACATTCTTGATGTAGCATCTTCTAACCACTCTTTAGCTTCATCAACTGAATTAAGTTCAGTTTCTTTAAATCTTAAACTAAACCATTTGTTAGCTGAGCTTGTAAGCATGCCATGTAAAGAAGCTGCCAATAATTCTAAAGCATGAATTGCAGTAGCATCAAAAATTAGAGTGTGTCTTTTATCGCCTCTAGTTCTCTCTTTAGTAATCTCAGCTTTTCTAGGTAGCATATAGTCAGAGACTTCTTGCCAATGGCTTTCCCAGTTGGATCTCTTCTCCATTAACCTAGATAGATTATCCTTTAGCTGTTTCGCTAAAGTTTTTAATTCCTGTGATTGCATTATCTTCTTTTTTTTCTTCTTCTTCTTAATTTTCTAAAATCAGCAGCATCAATTCTTTTTTTGTTACCACCAAGTCTTGCAATTTTTTTTTGCTTTTTAGATAGTTTTTTTCGCATTATCTTCTTTTCCTTCTAGCTTTTCTTTTTCTTTTAGCTTTATTCTTTTTGCTATTTGGAAAACCAGCTTTCATATTTCTATATGCTTTAGCTGAGATAGTTGATTTAGATTTTGGTCTGGAAGTTCCAGCTCTTTTTCTTTTATTTATATTTCTGTAAAGGCTCATAAGTTATCCTAATAAAGTTTTTTTTGATAATGTTGGGATTGATGTGTCTCCACCGACACCTGATAAAAGCGTTCTTCTTCTTCCTCGTTTTTTATTTTCTAAAGAAATAAGATCTTGATCCATTTCAACATCAGTTGGTCCAGCAACAGTTGTTGTTTTTGGAGCATTCATTTGTGATGCTACTTTTGGTTGCTCCTTAGACTTTGAATTATCATTATCCTGTCTTAAGCCACCTTCACTTACAGAATACCTAGACATTCTGTCCGATCCTAAACCTTGTTCTACATTAGCAGATTTTTTTTTATCTTTTTTTGTTGGTGTAGTGTTTCCAAAATCCGCTGTATCACTACTTCCACCACCGCTAAATCCACCCATAGTTATCCTCCAAGTAAAGTTTTTTTAGATAATTTTAATTCTTCCTCAAAATCTTGAGGATTTAATTTTTTGTATCTTTTTTTATCTGCTTCGCTAAGTTTTTGGTAATTTGTTGCAGTATTTATATTTCTTAATTTGCCGCCAGTTTTTTCAACAAAAGTTTGTCTAGCAGACATTAAAGCTTCAACATCGTCTCTAATAACTGCTGGTCCTACTGCAAACTTTTTTGCCTCTTTAGTTTGTAGCCTTACACGTTTATTGCTATAATCTGTATCAGGTCGTCTTAATTTACCATACATCACTCCAGTAGTTCCCATTATCCTCCTAATAAAGATTTCTTATCTAAATTTGCATCAGAAACTTCTGATAAGCCTGTTCCAGTAAGTATCGTTGATCTTCTGCCTGTTCTATTTCTATTTCTTCTTCTCTCATCTTCTTCAGCTTGCTTCTTTCTAGCTTCATCTTCATAAGAAAAATCTGGCTCAGGTGGAGCTACCATTGGAGGAGGAGAAGGAATATTTGGTTTAAATATTGATCCCATAATTATAATACCTTGTAGTTTGTATCGACAGCTTGCTGTCTAACTTTGTTTGTAAATTTATGATCGTTTAATCCTGTTGCTAAAGTTCTCAAGGCATCAGCTGCATGTGAACTCCAGTCATGAACAGGTTTAATTTTATAAACTCTTTCTTTATCAGAGAATTTTCTGTGATAATGTCTAAGAGCATTAATGAGAGTTCCGCAATTATCGACATCTATATAACATCTAGGCAGCAACATTTTTACTGCATGAATGCCATCTTCAATCGGCATCCTGGGAGCTACTCTAAATCTTAGTCCCATCTGATAAGCAACCTCTCGTCTGGTTTTGCCAGATCCAAATTCTGTTTGTTCTAAATCATGAGGACCATAATTAGTCTCGATGATATAGTCTTTCTCTTTGATGACTTGAGCATAATGAGGAAAAGCCTCATTCTTATTTTCATAGTAGTCAACAATATGAATGTTATGTCCGATCTGCTGAAAAAAAATAATTGCAGTCTGATCGTTAAATCCAAGATCCCAGGCTGTATTAACTGGATATGATGGATCTATTGGAACTCTAGTAATTTGTTTTTTGTCATCCAATGAAGCAATAAGATCTCCATAGATAGAACCTTGAATATT